TGCCTTGTTGAGGCTTACGGTTTTTTAAAGGGTCCGGCAGACATGATACAATTTTACGAACAAAAGTATCAGTCAGCATTACAAGGATTCTCTATTGAACAAATGGGAAGAAGAAGACGAGATGAATACCAAGAAGGTTCACCTCAGATTCAAAAACAAGGATAATATAATTAGGAGTTAATATGGCTATAACACAAGCAGTTGCAAATTCGTTTAAAGGACAGCTTCTACAAGGTCAGCATAATTTTACTGCTGCTACTGGAAATGTTTTTAAACTTGCTCTATATACTTCTGCAGCGACTCTAGATTCTTCAACAACTGTTTACACTTCAACAAATGAAGTTGCGAATACTGGTCAGTATACGACAGGTGGTGGAGCTCTAGTGAATGTATCACCAGTTGTTTCAAGTGGTGTTGCATTTATAGACTTTGCAGATATTTCTTTTACAGGCGTTACTTTAACTGCAAGAGGTGCTTTGATTTACAATACATCAAACACTAACGCAGCAGTATGTGTATTAGATTTCGGAGCTGACAAAACAGCAACATCTGGAACTTTCACAATTCAGTTTCCAGCAGATACAACATCAGCGGCTATTCTAAGAATCGGCAACGCGTAATAGGAGTAACCTATTATGGCTAATGGCTGGAATGATGGAAGTTGGGGAGATCTCGCTTGGAGTGGGATATTAAATTCTACTGTTGAAGTAAATAATCCACTTGATGTAGCATGGAATGTTCAATCATGGGGCTACAATGCTTTTGGTGGTTCTAATAGCTTACTCACATCCTTAGGAACAGCCACAGCTAATGCTGTTTCATTAATAAGCGTAACTGGATTACAATTAAATACTTCTTTAAACAGTGTTCAAGCTTTTGGACTAGCAATAGTAAATGTTACTGGTCAACAATTAAATATTTCACAAGGAATAGCTGATGCTGAACCTGATGCTATTGTAACAGGATTACAATTAAATTTATCATTAAATAGTGTAACAGTTACAGCGGAAATTAATTCGGGATGGGGAAGACTTGGTTGGGGTATATATGATTGGGGTTCTGATGGTTTATCCGTTATAACTTCAGTTACAGGACAACAATTAAATTTATCATTAAATTCAGTAACTCCATTAGCTAATGCAAATGTAGATTTAACAGGACAACAATTAAATATTACTGAAGGAGAAGTAGATCCTTCACCAGATGCTAACGTTACTGGTATTGGAATGACTGTTGCTTTAGCAATTGGAACAGTGGTTATAGGAACTGGTAATGTTACATTAACAGGAGAACAAATAAATATATCTCAAGGAACTGCAATTGGTACTCCTAATACTATCGCAAGTGTTACAGGAATAGGCTTAAATATAGGGGTTGGTACAGTATTTGCAGGGGGAACTTCTACTATTGAAGTTACAGGAAATTTATTGACTATAACTTTAAATAGTATAAATAATCAAATTTGGACTGAAGTAAATACCGGAACTGTTGCAACTTGGACAGAGATTGACACAGCCGCATAAATCAAATAAAACTATAAAATAAGGAATTTAAAATTATGGTATCAAGTTATTCAACAGACCTTAAACTAGAGTTAATGGTTACAGGCGAAAACGCCGGTACATGGGGTGACATTACAAATACAAACCTAGTCATTCTTCAACAAGCAATTGCAGGTTATCAAACAGTAGCTCTTAACGCTACAACAGGTGCAACTCTTACATTTACAAATGGTGCATTATCAAATGGTAAAAATGCAGTTATAGAACTTACTGGTACAATTACTGGTAACGTAACTGTTATTGTTCCAGATGGAATTGAAAAAACATATTTAGTAAAAAATAATACAACTGGTGCATTTACTGTTCAAATTAAAACAACTTCAGGAACTGGTCCAACATTTGCAACAACTGATAAAGGAATTAAATTAGTTTATGCAGACGGAACAAACGTAAATGATTCTAATTTACAAAAATTATCAAGTGATTATGACCCAACATTATCAGCTAACTTAAGTACTAATTCACAAAATATTATTGTATCAACTGGATATGGTATTTTAGATAGTAACTCTAATGAACAAATTAAATTTACAACAACTGCATCAGCTACAAATGAAATCACAATAGCAAACGCTGCAGCTGGAAATAGTCCAGTAATTTCTGCAACAGGTGGAGATACAAACGTTGGATTAACTTTAACACCAAAAGGTGATCTTGGAAGAATTACATTAAATGGTGAATCAAAAATATTTGGTGTATTTGAAAATGCTACAGTATCCACAACTTATATTACATCATTTACTTATGATGTACTTACTCAAGCTGTTTATTATCAAAATGTTAATTTAGGATCTAACTTTACAGTTAATATAAGAGGTAATTCTACAACTCCATTAAACTCAACTTTAGCAACTGGAGAATCAGTTACTCTTGCATTAATTACAAAACAAGGTAACAACACATTTTACAATAACGTTTTGCAAATTGATGGAACTACTGTTACAGCAATTTGGCAAGGTGGATCTGCTCCAACAGCAGGAAATGCATCTTCACATGATGTTTACACTTATACCGCTATTAAAACAGCAGCATCAACATACACAGTACTAGCAGCACAAACACAATTTAAGTAGGAGGATAAGAAAGAATGCCTTTAAACTCAACACGCGGAGCTGGATCAGCAAAAGGATTTGGATTTACAGCAGGTGGAGCTGTATGGGATGGAACTGCTGAAGTTTTAATTTTAGCAGGTGGTGGTGGTAGAGGAGAATTCGCAGGAGCTGGAGGAGGTGGTGGAGGACTTAAATATTATGGTCCAGTTACAACTGCAGCATCAGCACCAGGCTCATCAGGTAAAACTAGAAATGGAACATCTCTTAGTTTAACAGGAGTATCAAGTGTACCCGTTACTATAGGGGCAGGAGGAGCTGGAAGTTCTGGACCACCATGGACACCAGGATTTCAAGGAAATCCAAGTTCAATAACAGTAGGAGGAACACCTTATTCAACTACCGGAGGAGGTGGTGGAGGGGGTGGTCCAGGAGGCGCTTTTCCAGGAGGACCAGGAGGATCTGGAGGAGGTGGAGGAGGACCTTCAGACGGAGCAACGGGTGGAACTGGAATATCAGGAGAAGGATATGCTGGAGGAAATAATGGGGGAGGACCAACTGGAGGCGGAGGCGGAGCAGCTAATGCAGGTGCTAATGGAGCTCCTCCACCAACACCTGGAAGAGGATGGGGTGGATCTGGAGCAGGTTATACAATAGAAGATTCAACTACAACTGTTTATTATGGCGGAGGTGGATTAGGAGAATCTGGAGATACCTCTGGAGATTATAATCAATATGGAAGATGGGGACAAGTTGGAGTAAATGCTCCAGCAAATAGAGGACAGGGTGGTGGAGATGATGGAGGTTCTGGAATAGTTGTTTTTTCTATGGATAAAGCTGCCTCTCCAAGACTTTCAGTTAGTCCAGGAACAAATACTAAAACAATACAAGGAACTAAAGTTGTTTGTAAATTTACAGTAGGTGGAACACTTACAATTACTTAATATGGCACATTTTGCAGAATTAGATATAAATAATAAAGTATTAAGAGTGGCTGTAGGCTGCAATATAGATATTGCAAATAATGGTGGGGAACAATCAGAACAAGCAGCGGAACATTTTAAAACAGTATGCCCATTATCACCAAATGGAGTCAAATGGATTCAAACCTCTTATAACAATAATTTTAGAAAACAGTTTGCTGGTCCTAATTTTACGTATGATACAGTTAAAAATATTTTTATATGTCCACAGCCTTTTCCTTCATGGTTTTTAGATGTTAATAATGATTGGCAATGTCCTGTTGAAATACCAAGTATTTTAACTTATGGGGATAATATGAAATATAATTTAGATTGGGATGAAAACAATCAAAGATGGATAGGAAGAGATCATCAAAATAATGAATTTGCATGGATTCCATCATCTTCTTCATGGATAGCTACAGGTAACTAGCACTTTACTTTAACAAAAAAAATTAATATAAGTTAAAGTAGAATGAATCTACAGAATTATTACTATTATTTTAAAAGTGCTTTAACCCCTAGATTTTGTGATGAAATTATAAAATATGGAACATCACAACAAGAAGAATTAGCACTTACTGGTGGTCAGACATCAAAATTAAATGAAGGTAAAAAATTAAATAAAAAAGATATTAACGATTTAAAAAAGAAAAGAAATTCAAATATAACATGGTTAAATGATCGTTGGATATATAAAGAAATTCATCCTTATATTAATTTAGCTAATAGACTAGCAGGTTGGAATTTTCAATGGAATTTTTCTGAAAACTGTCAATTTACAAAATATAAATTAAATCAATTTTATGATTGGCATTGTGATAGTTGGCCAAAACCATATGATATGCCAGATAATCCTGATTATCATGGTAAGATAAGAAAATTATCTGTAACATGTTCATTGTCAGATCCTAAAGATTATAAAGGAGGAGAACTAGAGTTTGATTTTAGAAATATGGATCCTGATAAAAAAAGTGTTAGAAAATGTGCTGAAATATCAGAAAGAGGAAGTATCGTTGTATTTCCATCAGATGTATGGCATAGAGTAAGACCTGTTACAAAAGGAATAAGATATTCATTAGTAATTTGGAATCTTGGATATCCGTTTAAATAAAGTAGAAAAAATGAGTTTTAAAAAAAATAAATACGTAATAATTAAAAGAGCAATATCAGAAGAACTTGCAAAGTTTTGTTATGATTATTTCATGATGAAAAGACAAGTTGCAAGAACAATGTTTGACACAAAGTATATTAGTCAATTTACAGAATATTTTGGTGTTTGGAATGATCCACAAGTTCCAGAAACTTATTCGCATTATTCTGATATTGTAATGGAAACATTACTTGTTAAACTTCTTCCAATAATGGAAAAAGAAACAGGTTTGAAATTAAATCCAAACTATTCATACGCAAGGATTTACAAAAAAGGAGACATCTTAAAAAGACATAAAGATAGATTTAGCTGCGAAATATCTACTACAATGCATTTAGGAGGAGGATGTTGGCCGATATTTTTAGAACCAGATTCTTCGCAAGGAACTTTTCATGAAGGAGAAGGATATAGACCATCTAAATCTAAAGGAGTTAAAGTAATGTTAGAGCCTGGTGATATGTTAGTGTATCGCGGAAATGAGTTAGAACATTGGAGAGAAAAATTAACATTTGATGATTGTGGGCAAGTTTTTTTACACTATAACAATATTGCAACTTCAGGGTCTAAGGAAAATATATATGATAAACGTTTGCATTTAGGACTTCCAGCTTGGTTTAAAAAAAAATAAAATTTTAAATGACCTTAAATCAACTGTTATTTGCTAACATATTTGCAATAATTTTATTATTTATAGTTTATAAACATACTGGATTTATAAAAATAAAAGATTGTTATAAAATGTTTTTTACTAAACAATATTGGACTAATTACAATATAGTTGAATTTTTAAGTTGGGCAGCAAAAGCAATAATTATAATTCCGGGACTTATATTTGGTATTAGTTTATGGTGGTTATTTTTTTTAACTTTAATTACAAGTTTAGCACTAATTTGGGCATCTAATCAAAAACTTTTACCTACACTAGTTGGCTTTAATACTATATGGACTTGGATATCTTGTATGGTCTTAGCGCAACACATAATAAAATGAAAATAACAATTTTAGGAAGAGGTAACGCAGGATGTATTTCAGCTTTACATTTTTATCATTATAGTAAACTTTTATCAGAACCAATTGAAATTGATTTAATATATGACAGTAAAATAGACCCAGTTCCAGTTGGACAAGCTACACTAGTAGATCTTCCTTTCTTCCTTTGGCAATCTACAGAACTTAAAAATTTAATGAATTTTAGTTTTACACAAAAAAGAGGAATAATGTATGAAAATTGGGGTAAAAAAAATAAAGATTGGTTTCATGAATTTCCTTTTTCTTCTTATGGTTTTCATTTTAATCCAAAAACATTTCAAGATTATGTTGTAAGTAATTTAAAAATAAATTTTAAAGATAAAGATGAACATGTAATTGATTATCAAAAAATAGATTCAGATTACATAATAGATTGTAGAGGAGCCCCTAATGACATGAAAGAATATGATTTATTAGTTAATCCATTAAATTGTGCTTTATTAAGTTCTTTACCTGTTGATAATAATCTTTTTTGGACAAGAACCATTGCTACTCCAGATGGATGGTGTTTTCACATTCCACTTCAAGATAGAGTTTCTGTTGGATATAATTTTAATAAAAATATTACTTCTGAAAAAGAAGCAGAAATAAATTTTAAAAATTTATTTAAAATAGAAAAAGTAAATAAAGTTTTTAATTTTAAACAATATATTGCTAAAAAACCTGTCATAGATAAAAGAATATTTTTAAACGGTAATAAACTATTTTTTTTAGAGCCATTAGAATCTACTGCAATGAATACATATCACATGTGGTGTAGATTTATTTGGGATGCTTTAATTGTTAAATCTTTTAGTATAGAAGAAGCAGAAGAAAAAATAAAAAAATATATATTTCAAACTCAAAATTTTATATTGTGGCATTATAATTTTGGATCTATTTACAATAGTAAATTTTGGAATTACGCAAAAAAATTATATAGTAAAAATAAGAATAAAGAATTTGAATTAATGGCCAAAGAAATAAAAAATAAAGATGAGTTTTTTTTAAAAACTTATCCAAATTTATATCATTACGCACAATGGTCTGGGTGGAATATAAAAAATTGGTGGAATGGAATGCAATGAAAATAAAAAAAAATATTCTTTCTAAGAAAGAAAGTGATTTATTTTTAAAAAACACAATATATAATAAATTTTTTCCTTGGTATTATTTACATGATTCAGCTGACGCAAAAAAGAAAGATAATTTTTTTAACTATTCCTGGGTTCATGGTCTAATTGTGAATGGTAAAATTAATTCTCCATTCTTTAAACTTTTTGAAAAAAATATTTTTAATATTTTAAAAAAATTTAAAGTAGAAGATAAAAATATAATTAGAATTAGGCTTGGGAAAACTGTTTCAATAGGAAAAAAATACATAAATAATCCACACATTGATCAACAAAAAGAACATTATACAATTTTATATTATTTAAATAATAGTGATGGTGACACTTATTTTTATAAAAATGATGGAAAAACTTTAATAAATAAAATAACACCTGAACAAAACAAAGCTGTATTGTTTGATGGATTAACTTGGCATGCAAGTAGTAAACCTATTAAAAACATGTATAGAATAGTTTTAAATATTAATTTAGAAGATATTTAAAAGATACCATTAATATAAAAACTGTGTATAATAGCCCGTTATGCCTTTACAAAAAATACAATTTAAGCCAGGATTTAATAAACAACAAACTGCAACCGGAGCCGAAGGGCAATGGATTGAAGGGGATAATATAAGATTTCGTTACGGAGAACCACAAAAAATAGGTGGTTGGCAGCAACTCGTTGCTAGCACCTTGGCAGGTCCAGCGAGAGACCAGCATACTTGGACAGCATTAGATGGTAAAAGATATGCAGCAATAGGAACCTCAAAATTATTAGTTATTTACTATGAACAAGAATTTTTTGATATTACTCCACTTGGAACACCATTAACATCTTGTACTTATACATCAACAACAGGATCAGCAACAGTTACTATTAATAAAGCAGCTCATGGATTAGAAGTTGGGGATTATATTATTTTTACGAGTGTCACGACTCCTGGGTCTCCTACAACAAGTTATACGTCGGCAGATTTTACAACTAATACTTTTGAAGTTAAAACAGTTCCAACATCAGGAACTTTTACAGTTACAATGCCATCTAATGAAACAGGAACTGGGGTTACCGCAGGTGGAACTTTAACTACAACTCCTTACATTTTTATAGGACCTACTTTTCAAACGCCTGCATTTGGATTTGGAACTGGATATTGGGGTGGAACAATTCCTACATCAGTTACAACTACATTAAATGGTGGTATAGATAATATCGTTACAACTATTACAGTTACTTCAACTTCAGCATTTCCATCAACAGGAAGAATAGATATTGGAACAGAATTAATTACTTACACAAGTAAAAATGCAACTCAATTTTTAGGTTGTACTAGAGGTGCAAACGGATCAACAGCTGCATCTCATTCAAATGGTGCAACAGTTACTAATGCAACAAGTTGGGTTGATTGGGGAGAAGAATCAAATACTGCAGGTGTTACTCTTGCTCCAGGTTCCTGGTCACTCGACAATTATGGTCAGATTCTAGTTGCAACAGTTAAAAATGGTAAAACATTTACATGGGATCCATCTATTCCTTTAAGATTATTAACAAGAGCAACCGTTGTGACAAATGCTCCAACAGCTTCAATTTGTTCTGTTGTATCAGATCGAGATAGACATTTATTCTTATTTGGAACGGAAACTACAATTGGAGATTCAACAACACAAGACCCGATGTTTATAAGATTCTCAAATCAAGAAGATATTAATACTTGGAATCCAACTGTAACAAATACTGCAGGAACTTTTAGGCTAGATACGGGTAACGAGATTATAGGAGCAATACAAGGTAAAGATTATATATTTGTTCTTACAGATCAGGCAGCATATACTATTCAGTTTGTTGGTCCTCCATTTACATTCTCTGTAAGACAGGTTGGAACAAACTGTGGATGTATTGGTCAACATGCAATGGTGTTTGCACAAGGAGCTGTATTTTGGATTGGATTTGGTGGAGGTTTCTTTGCATTTGATGGAACGGTTAAACAATTACCATCATTAGTTGAAGACTTTGTATTTACAGATGTTGGAGATAATTTAGGAATTAATTTTGATGCAAGTCAGATAACTTACGCATATCACAATTCATTATTCAATGAAGTTGGTTGGTTTTATGCAAAAGCAGGATCAAATCAATTAGATAGAAACGTTGTTTATAACTTCGTTGAAAATACATGGGCCGTTGGATCTTTAACTAGAACCACGTATCAAGATTCTGTTACTTTTGATTTACCATACGCCACACAATATAATGCAACAGGTACACCTACATTTCCAATCATTAACGGTGTAAGTAGTTTAGCAGGTTCAACTAAATACTGGGAACATGAAATAGGAGTTAATGAAGTGGATGCAAGTGGTAATGAGACAGCTATTGCTGCGTATATTAAATCAGGAGATTACGATATATCAGAACAAGGTTTAGGTGGGGATGGTCAATTAATTATGCGTGTTAAACGATTTATTCCAGACTTTAAAAATTTAGAAGGCAATGCAAAGATAACTTTATTCTTTAGAGATTATCCTGCAAATAGTGAATCAACACCTTCTACAACACCACCTTTAATTACAGGTCCCTTTACAATAACTTCTTCAACTGATAAAGTAGATACCAGAGTTAGAGGAAGACAAGTGAGTTTAAAAATTGAAAATGATGCAGTTGATGAAACTTGGAGATACGGAACTCTAAGATTAGATATTGAAGCAGGAGGAAGAAGATAATGGCAAAAATTACAGCATACATACCAGAACCAACGCAAACTTACGATGTTAATAATCAAAGACAAATTTTAGAGGCAGTTAACACAATGAAAGATCAATTAAATTTTTCTTTTCAAAAAGATTTAAAGGATGAATTAGAGGCATTTAGTTGGTTTATATTTAGTGGACCTAAAGATTAATGGCTATTTTTTATAAAAATCAAGGTTATGATTTAACCACAACTAATTTAACAACCGTGTTAAATATTAATACTTCTACCGTTGCAATTATAAAAGAAATATCAGTTGCAAATGATCATAATAATACAGTTGAAGTAGACTATTATTTTACAGATTCTTCTACATCAACCACTTATAAATTTTATCATACTAAAATTGCTGCAAATTCTCACGATAATGCAGTTCACAATGTTTTAGTATTAGAAGAAGGAGATTATTTAAAATTTCAAGCAGCAGGTGCTAATTTTATATCCGGTCAAATTTCATATGCATTATTAACAAGACAAGGAGAAAATGGATAATCTAACAAAGATAGAATGTCAGACAGAAGAAATATTTAAAAGTAAAAAAACTGGAAAGACATATAAAACAATGGAAGACTTTTTAAAAGAAAATCCAATAGAAGATTTACAAAAAGATTTATTAGTTAAAATCACAAACAAAGGATTAGAACTATTACAGAAAGTAATGAATCAAAAATGAATCCAAGAGGTGGTACAGAATTACAGGTAGAACTATTACATAAGTATGCAGATAAAGATTTATTAGATCAAGTACAAATAACAACATCTGTCCCTGAAAAAATACCATTACATCCAACTAAACCAAATATACTTTGGCAACAAAATTCATATGACCAAGCAAATCTTGCGCCTTGGTTTAAAAATAAAGACAATCATAAAAAGTATGATTGGTATGTATTTAACTCACACTGGTGTTATGAAAAATTTAGAATGATGTTTGGTATACCAACAGATAGATGTTTAGTTATTAAGAAT